GCTTGCTCGCGCGGAGTCTGAATCGCTCTAGCAGCCACGAGGTCTCGCCCCGCTGCGCTAAGTACGCAAGCCCGCGAAAGACCATCCCGCTAGGAGAGCCGCAACATTGTGGAAAACCAAATAGAGAAAGGAGTCTGACCAAAATGGCAGACATCAAGAAGCTGCACGAGACGCGTGCCAACCTGCTTACGCAGGCCACCAGCATCGTTGCTGAGGCTGCTGAGTCGGGTGTTGCCCTTGAAGGCGACAAGAAGAACCAGTTCGAGTCCCTCACGGCTGAGGCTGGCGTAATCGCGGAAGCGATTCGCAGCGAGAAGTCGGCAGCAGAGGCGCGAACCGCCGCTGACACGATTCGTGCTGAGTACGCTTCAGTTATCGCTCCGAAGGCTGAGAAGTCTGACGACGAAGTTTCCGAACTGCGCGCTCTTGGGCGCAACGGCGGAAGCAAGATGTTTGAGTACCGCGATGTGACTCGCGCAACCGGACTTGGGAACCCAGTTTCCATCGCCGACCGCGTGAACGTAGTGGCCGCTCAGTTCAACCCATTCCTCGACCCAAGCATCATCACCGTGGTCCGCACGGCGACCGGCAACAACATCCAGTTCCCACGCGTCACGGCGCTTGGAACCGCTGGCTCAGTTGCTGAAGCTGGGACAATCACCGAGTCAGACGGCACGCTCAGCGCGCTGTCCCTCACCCCAATCAAGTACGCGACCATCATCCAGGTCTCGGAAGAGCTTGTGGAAGATGCAGTGTTCGACCTTGCCGGCATGATTGCTGACAAGTGCGGCGCTGAAGTTGCAGTTGCTCACGGTGCCTTCGCTGGTACCGCAGTTGCTGCGGCTGCAACGGTTGGCGCAACCGGCACTGGCACGGCGTCAGTGAACCCAACCTACACCGACCTTGCGAAGCTGAAGGCGTCTGTGAACCAGGCGTACCGACGCGCTCCAAAGGCGGGTTGGTTGATGAACGACACGACGCTCGGCGTTGTGACTGGTCTTGTTGATACAACGGGCCAGCCAATCTTCCGCGCAGGCGACAGCAACTCACCTGACCGACTGTTGGGTGCTCCTGTCTATAGCGCAGCGTTGATTGACCTGACCGACAACACCGCAGGAGCAATCCTGTTCGGTGACCTCGGACAGATTTACACGGCACTCGTTGGCGGCGTCCGCGTGGACGTGAGCCGCGAGTACGCCTGGAACACCGGCCTTGTCTCGTACAAGGTTGAGGTTCGCGGCGCGACCGGGCTGGCACAGGCTTCCTCAGTGAAGTCGTACCAGTCAGCCAACGTCTAATCGTTTAGGCGCTAGGTAGCGGCAGGGAGTCGGGCTTCGGCTCGGCTCCCTGTTGCATTAGTGGGAGGGTTTATGGACATCTTCAAGAAGCTCAAGGAACTGACCCGCAGGGGTCCTCGTAGAATCAACGCAGAGCCACCAACGCGGCTCGTGGAGCGCGCTATCATCACGAGGTGGGGCAATACAGCCACATTGAACAGCAAGCCGCTCAGAGGGCGGGAGAAGGGAATCAGCGATGGGTGAGCAGCGCATTAGTAGCAGGCAGGTCACGGTCGGGACGGCAGCCGTCGCGCTCGGCGAGGGACTCGTCACTGGCTCAACCTTTGTCCTGCACGCAGACACGACAGGCAACCACGACATCTACATCGGGCCAGTGGGCGTCACGACCTCCACTGGACTTGCGTTTCACGGTGGCAGCACGCTGACAATCAACGTTCCTGAGCGGGTGCAGTTGTATGCTGTCACCAACTCAGGGACCCACACCATGTATGTCCTACAAATCGGAGGCATCTAAATGTCCTACGCAACGCTTGCAGAGTTCAAGAGCGCCATCGGCATCACCGACTCAACGGACGACACGCCGTTGCAGTCTGTCCTCGATGCAACCGACGCGCTGATTGACAACTACACCGACCGACGCCAGGGCTTCGGCACAGCGTCCGAGACGCGCTACTACACGGCGCAGGACTTCCAGTACGTCTTGACGGACGACCTCGTGAGCATCTCTTCGCTCACCACGGACGACGATGGCAACAACACCTACGAGACAACGTGGACACTTGGAACGGACTATGTGTTCGCTCCGGCGAACAACGCGCTGGACGGCTGGCCGTACACAAGCATTGAGGTCAGCGTCACATGGCCGAAGAACTTCCCAAAGAACGTCTATCGCGGCGTCAAGGTCATCGGCGTCTTCGGATGGCCGTCAGTCCCGAACGCCGTCAAGCAAGCTGCGCTGATTCAGGCTGGCGCAGTCTGGTCATCGCGCACCTCGCCGTTCGGCGTCATCGGTTCGGCTGACCTCGGCGGCATCCTTCGCCAGACGAGCGCACTGCACCCAGAGTCCCGCGTCCTGCTTGAGCAGTACCGAAAGCGCGACGGTCTGGCTCGGTGAGCTTCAACGATGCGACGGTCATCGCTGGGCTTGCGGCGCATCTCACAGCCGCAACGCCACCGACTGGCTACGCGCTCCGTGCGGTTCATTCGTATCCACCGGACAACCTTCCAGTGGTGCCAGCGTGCGTCATCGTTCCAGGCGACGACACGGTTGCCTACGGCGCGAGCAATCGCCAGGTGGTGCTGACGCTCAACGCAACCATCTACATTCAGCCACAGGCTGACCTCGGTCGCAAGTACGCTGACCTCATGGTCTGGCGCACTTGGCTGCGCGACAGCCTCATCAACGGCGTGACGCTTGATGGCACGGATGCCGTGGCACAGGCGAGCGTGGTCTCCACATCGCTTGGCACCGACACCTGGGCTGACCAAGACTTCCTCACCATCTCGGCGTCCATCGAGGTGTCATCCGTGGAGGCGATTGCAACCAGTGCCTAGCCTAAAGAAGCCTGTAGCGTATCCAGTCACCAGCCACATCAGCGTGCAGTACGTTGCCGACTCTCTCCCACAAGGAGAGTTCGTCGGAGGATTGCCGCTTGATGGGTCTACAATCAGCGCACCCGCAGCTCTCGCGCAAGCGTGGATTGCGGCAGGAATCGCCAAGCCAGTAAGTGCCGCACACGCGGCTGAAGACGACAAGGAGACCGAATAATGCCAGCAGCATCAGCAGGCAACGTCCTGTTCAGCAAACTCGTCGCCTTCAAGGAGACGACTCCTGGAACTATCCCAACGCTGACCTCAGGCGGCCGCAAGCTGCTCGTCTCGCCAACTGGTGTCATCTCCGATGGCGTCACGATTGAACTCGGCACCGAGCGTTCCGTTGCACTTCGCAACCCACTCATCGGGTCCACCGGCACCATCGTCTCCGTTGAGCCAACCCTCAGCGCGACCGTTCCTGCCGTAAGCGTCGGCGAACTTCCACTCTGGCTTTCAATGTCAGGGACGGCAACGCCAGGCACCGCGTCACCATACGCATGGGACTACGACTGGTCGATGACAACGAGCAACAACCCAAAGACCTACACGCTCATCGCCACAGACGGCGTGCAGGCGTATGCGGCGAACTACTGCTTGGCTGAGTCAATCACCATCGCTGCCGACCGCAGCGGACTGACCAATCTCAGCGCCTCGCTCTTCGCGCAGAACATCGCCAAGAACTCAGCGACGCTTGCCGAAGGCACACCGACTTCACCGTTCATGGCAGGGCGACTCTGGACCGCGTTCCAGCACGGCTCATCCTTCCCAGGCACCGCTGACGGAACTGCATATGAGTACCTACTTGACTATTCACTCCAGTTCAGCAGCGGCATCACGCGTCAGGCGTATCTCGCTGGGACTACGGTATTCAGCACGCACAGCGAGAGCAATCCGTTCACAGGCACGCTGACGATGACGGTCTCCTCGACCGCCTCGGCAGTCGCCACTTGGTACGACGCCTACCGCGCAGCTACGCCGAAGGGCGTGCGCCTGACGTGGAGCAACGGCACCTACAGCGCGCACATCTTGTGCATGATTGTCCCAACCGAAGTGCAGCAGATGGCTGGCGCTGAGGATGGGCTGACCACGATGGCCGTGACCGGCACGCTGGTCTACGACACATCAAGCGCGAAGAGCCTTCGCATCGTGGTGAACAGCGACTTGGCGGTTCTGCCGTAAGTTCAAGTTAGTTAGCAGGAGGAGGAGACATGAGCCAGAGCAAGCCACAGTTCCGCACCGTAGACATCACTCTCTCCGCACCCTTTGAGGGCTGGACGGCAACCATGAAGGCAGAGGGCGTTCCTGCTCGCGTCTTCATCGAGCTACAGAGCGGCAACGTAGAGCGCGCACTCACGGCGCTTGGACGTCTCATCGTGAAGCACAACTTCCTCACGGAAGATGGCGCACCGGCTGAGAACGTTCTGGACGCACCAATGGACGCACTGACGGATGCAATCGGTAAGTGGTCGGAGGCGGTCTCAGCACTCCCCCCTCGATAAGGCTCGACGCTCAGCGGCTGGCGGCGGGTCGTTCACTGGCGCCGCACCCGCTCATCGCAGCGCACCTGATTGGCAAGGAGTTCCACATCCCACCGCACGAGGTCCTGGAGTGGGAGGCTGAAGACTTCACTCGTACAATCATGTTGATGTCCGACCTCCAGCCTAAGGAGAAG